GACCTGGTAAGCAACCGGACTGCGAAAATGAAACGTCATCGGACGGACATGTTCAAGCGCGCGTGCGAGGATTGGGCATCGTTATTGCTGAATGAGCTGACGCGCTTTGAAATGGATAATACCCCGTCGGAAATTTGGCTCCAGGGGGATGACGGCAATGGCGGCGTGCTGGGGGATAACGACTTCCGGCGCAACGCGAACGAACTGATCATGGTTTCGCGCTGGGCGGGCACCGCAGCTTTTGAGGCTTATGTTGAGGGTGGAACCGTGGTTGCTGACAGTGGCCAACTACTGAGCGGCAAAGACATTGGTATCAATTATCTATCCGGCGATCAGATTATCCCCATTAGTCACCGCAATGGCATTGTCAAGGAAGTGGCATTCGTTTCCGAGAAAAGTGTCGGTGATGGGAAAAAGAACTACGATGTGAGTATGCATCTGTTGGAAAACGAGTTGTATACAATCAGTTACTTCACGATCGATGAAAACGGCAAGGTAATTGGTCAACCTGTCGTTGTTCGCACTGGGAGCCCGATTCCATGGTTCTCTGTGATCAGGAAAGCGGGCTATAACCGCTATGACCCAGCGGGCCCATTTGGGTGCGGCATTCTTGACGGCAACGAGGATATTCTCAAGGGGCTTGATACTGCCTTCGACAACTTCATTGTTGACTTCACATTGGGCCGCAAAATGGTATTCATGAACAGCACTTTGTTTGCCCAGGATGATCAGGGGCGGTTCATTGCTCCCCAGATGATGGGGGATTCGCTGTTTATCAATGTGGGCGATCGGCTCAAGTCAGAAAAATCTCTGCTTGAGGAATACAACCCACAGTTACGGGTCCAAGAGAATGCGGACGGTGTCCAACGGATGTTGGATATTTTCTCATTCAAGATCGGACTTGGTAAGGGGTTCTACAAACTCGATGAAGACGGCATGGTGAAGACTGCGACGGAATACACGGGATCAAAACAGGGCTTAGTCCGCAATGTGGCCCGTGAAATGATCGGTATTGAAGCAGCTTTGAAACAGCTGATAGAAGCGGTGTTATGGATTGGGGAGAATATTCTTCACATTCCGGGCGTCAAGTACGAGGAAGACGTGCGGGTGGTCGCGGACGATTCCTACATCACAGATGAATATACTGAGCGCAAAGTGTGGCAGGAAGAAGTTGCCCATGGGTTGAGGTCGAAGGCTGAATACCGTAAACGTTTTATGGGTGAATCGGATATAGAAGCAGCAAAGGCTATCCAGGCAATGAGAGAAGAAACACCGATGCTAACTAATCTGTTGGAAGAGCCTACTGAGTAAGGATGTTTTCGTTATTTCACCTCGACGATCTCGCAAAGGAAGCCTCCAAGGGTATCGCCCGGCTAAATTCCGATATTCTGAGGGCGTTGGGTAAACGGATTGCATTAGCGCAAAAGGGCGGATTTGACCGCATTTTATTGCTTACAGAGGCAGACAAGGAAGCCGACGCCCTGTATATGGCGATATTACGGGAATTAGACCGGTCAACCGCTACGGCTGGGGAAGTGTTTTCACAGGCAGCGAGGTTGTTTTATGAGAGTATGAACAAATACTATGCTGCCAAGGGGCTTACTCAGATCCCGATTGAACAGCAAAGAGCGATTGTTAACTTCGTGAACGCGACCGCGAGTAATACGAAAAATACCTTCATGAACCTCAGTAATACGACTGCTATTGGATTCAGAGTTATGGACCTGGACGGAACTGTAAAATATAACGGCTTCAAAACCCATTACCACAACCTGGTTGATCAAGCGATCACGGAGGTAGCAACAGGTAACAGAGATTATTCAAGTGCAATAAGAAGTGCTCTCAAACAAACTGCCGACAGTGGGATCAGGGTACTTGATTACCAAAGTGGATATTCACGGCGATTAGATTCAGCGATAAGACAGAACGTTTTGGACGGAGTAAAAGACATCGCTCACGAAGTTTCAATGCGCACGGGTGAGGAATTTGGCGCGGATGGGGTTGAAATTGACGCTCACAATTATTGCGCGCCGGATCATCTTCCATACCAGGGAAGGCAATTTACAAACAAGGAATTTGAGGATATTCAGAATAGCTTGCCGCGACAGTTTGAAATGTGGAACTGCCGACATACAGTTCACGCAATTATATTAGGCCTCAGTGAACCTCTTTATACTGAGGATGAACGACAAGCGATGAAAGCGCAATCGACCGAGAAGATCGAATTTGAGGGTAAGGAATACACACGTTACGAAGCCACCCAGCTGCAGAGACGTATTGAGACCTCAGTAAGGCAAAGTAAGGACCGAGCGATCATTGCGAAGGCATCCGGGGACGATCTGACACGACGCGTTGAGCAATTGAGAATCAATCAACTACAGGATAAGTATTCTTTACTCAGTAGGGGGTTTGGATTGCCGGATTCACGGGACCGAATGGCGGTTAGTGGGTTTAGACCGGTGAAGGCGAAATAAATACTGGTGTATAATATAGCCGTACGTAGTCGTTGCGAATGAACCAATCCACTAAGCTATGAGCAAACGCCTCTAACACAGGGGCGTTTTGCATTAATTGACTTGCAATTCCAAAAATATGATATACTTATTTTGTAATTGAATAGGGCTCTTGGCCCTAACTCACGAGCAGCATTAGCGCCGGAGTTGTGATCCTGAAAAGGTGATCAACATCCGGCGTTTTTGTTTGCAAAAAATAACATGCTGACGAGCAAACTACGGAGGAATACCATGGCAGAAGAAGCCGACACCACTGATAAAGATCAGGACACTACTACTCAGAATGAGGACAATTCTACGGCTGAAAAGTTGGAAAAGACATTCACCCAGGCAGAGCTTGACAAGGTGATCGCTGACAGACTGGCACGGGAACGCGCTAAGATGCCACCCAAGGACAAGCTGCAGGCCTTCGAGGAATGGCAGAAATCTCAACAGACCGAAGCTGACAAGCAGGCGGAACGAGAAGCGGAATATGCGAAGCTCAAGGCGGACACTGAAACCCTCCGCCGCGAAAACATCGCTTACAGAGCTGGCGTGAACGCTGAAGATGCGGATTATGTCATCTATAAGGTTGGGAAGATGGACGGGGATTTTGAGACAAATCTCAAGAAATTCCTGGAAGAGAACAAAAAATTTACCGAGCCCAAGACTGTCGAGGTTGAGGGAACGAAGCACAGCCCCTTGAAAAAAGGTGATGATCTGGAACTGACTGAGAAAGACCGCGCACTGATGGGGCTGCCACCTAAAAAGAAAGATTGAGGATTAAATGGCTAACACAATTGCCCTTTTTAAGAAATACATCGATGCGCTGGATGAGGTCTACCAACTTGAATCCAAAACATCAGTTTTGGAATCTAACTCCGCGCTCGCGAAGCAAGGCGCCAACACCAACGAGATCGTGATCCCGAAACTGAGCCTGGATGGTCTGGCTGACATTGATCGCGCCGGCGGAGGAAAATACGTTGCTGGTAATGTGGGGCTGGTCATGGAGACCGTCAAGTTCAATTTTGACCGCGGTCGGACTCTCCTGGTTGACGCTATGGACGTAGAAGAAGCCATTCAACGGTTTCCGTTGGTTGCTTCCGAGTTTGTTCGTACTAAGGTTGTACCCGAGCTGGACGCTTTTCGGTTTGCTACTTATGCCGGACTCGCCGGCACAGCTGCAACCCCAGCTACGCTCGCAGATGGTGCAGCCTTCCTAACGGCTCTGATCACCGCTACCGGCGTGATGGATGATGCTGAAGTGCCCGAATCTGAGCGCTATTTGTTCGCAACCCCAACCCTGATCAATGCGGTCATGGCGTTGGATACCACCAAATCCCGAGAGGTACTCGCTACATTTGCGGGTGTTACCAAAGTGCCACAGGCGCGTTTCTACACCGCGATCGACCAGTATGACGGTACTACTTCGGGCGAAGAAGCAGGCGGATACATCAAAAATGCACTATCCGGCAAAGACATCAATTTCATGATCGTCCACAAGCCTGCTTTACTCCAGTTCACCAAGCATACTGTTGCAAAGATTTTCTCTCCGGATGTTGTTCAGGATGCTGATGGCTGGAAGTTCAATTACCGGGCTTATGGTCTCGCCGATGTTTACGAAAACAAGGTCAAGGGCATCTATTTGCACAACAAGGCCTAAAAGGTGACTGATGGCGCACACTATCGGACGTATCGAAGTTTCTGAACCCAAACAGGTTGAAAAGCCCAAAGAGCCAGAGCAGCCAAAACCCGCAGCGCCGAAGAGGCCAGTCAAGAAATAACAGGAAACAGGAATGGACGCATTTATCGACTATCTCTATTACACAGGTAACGGTGGTACGTCCATCCCTGAATCTGAATTCAATAGGTACGCTATCCGTGCAAGTTACCAGGTGGATTACCTCACGTTCAAACGGGCGGAGGCAATCATCACAGCGGGCACGAATTTGCCGCTCATTGACCGTATCAAGCGGGCAACGATGGCGGTCGCTGATGTGATGAAGGAATGCTCAGTAAGTCAAGCGAATTTAGGCATTCAAAGCGAAAAAGTGGGTGATCACTCGGTGCAATATCGAGGAAGTGAAGAACTGCGCTCACACGAAGCTCAAGCGGTGCAATCGGCTGTTGAGATGTATCTTGGCCACACTGGTTTGATGTATCCAGGGGTTTGGTGATATGTACGCTCCGCATTCTATGACATGGTACGAAGGTCGTCTTGTGAACAACGCCCAGACCTACACACGTCACGAGATTAATGAGGTCATGTGGCAGGCGAGCAAGGCGACCAACGTCATCAAGTCGGGGAATTTGGGCGCGGATAAGGTCAACATTTGGGTGCCTTCTATACTGAGTGACGGATCTGAACGGGAAGCGCTCAGCATAAAGACTGGTGATTACCTGGTGAAGGGAATTGTGAAAGATGAAATAACTACTAACTTCCCAATCACATCGTTGATCAAGAAATATGATGCAGTGAAGGTTACATCAGTGGATCTGAAAGATTATGGTGTTGATTCGATGAAACACATTCAGATCGGTGGCGCGTAATGGCTGGAATCGCATTCATTGAAACGCCCCGAGGATGGGTGAAACATAAGGTCACGGCGAGCGGTAAAGTCACTGCTGAGCTGAAATGGAACCCAGGATTCGCACCGATGCTAAATCAAAATCACAACCGCGCGCAAGTGTTTTTAGACAGTGAGGTATTACGTACTTCCAATAAATTTGCGCCAGTTGTTACCTCTATGTTGGTGAAGTCCGGAATTTTGGGAACTGAAGCTGGCACTGGCGAGGTCGCTTGGATTGCTCCATACGCATGGAGGCAATATCACCTGGTGAACAGAAAAACAACTCAGAATGTCAACCCTAATGGTGGTCCGTATTGGTTCGAACGCGCATGGAAGATCTATGGTGAACAGATCAAAGCAAGCACGAAAGCATTCATCGTGAGGGGCTTATGAGCGACATAAAAGCAATTCAGGACTACTTACTGAGTTACCAGGCGCTTGAAGATGACCGCCCGGTGTGGGTGGAAATGCTGGGCGAGGAACCTCTGAGTTATACCGTCTTTCTGGTACCCGGTAAACAGGTGCAAGAAGACATTATTGGAAACAAGACTGTCAGCTATCCCTTTGGATTTGGCGCGGTGGAAGTGATCGCCGATAACAGCGCACTTCTGGCGGCTGAATTTTATGAGGAGTTTGCGGACTGGCTGGGGGAACAGACTGAATTGGGCAATCTGCCTGTGCTGGACACTGGCAAGGAAGCCATGTCGATTGAGGCGCTTGATACGGCAACGATCATCGAGCGCGCTGAAAAAACAGGGGTGTTTCAGATCCTCTGTAAGTTAGTTTATGAAATGTGAGGAATAACAATGGCTGCAACTAAAGCAAAACGATCAACTATCCAACACTATTTGAACACTGGCACAATCGCTGCGCCTGTCTGGAGTCGACTGGGTTACGCGGTAAGCACGGGTGAGATCGCGTATAACCCCCAAACGGAAGAAACTGCTGACATCACGATGGACAGCAAGGTCACTGACATCACCGGTTATGCGCGGTCACTCGCTATTGAGGGAGTGGTGTATCCCGGAGATCCTGTGTTTGATTTCATCGACAACCTGCGGATCAACATGGCGGTGCTCGACGGTTTGAAAACCGAACTGGTGAATGTGTGGGCGTACAAAACACCTACTGGCACCCCTTCGGTTTGGCCGGCAGAAAAAGTCACCGTCAACATCGGTATCGAAAGCATCGGTGGTGAGGGCGCGACCACTGCAAAGATCAAGTATACGATCTACGACGCCGGTGATCCTGTTTTGGGCACTTTTGAGCCCGTAGCCGGGGCATTTGCCGCAAGCTAACAAACTAAAACTTACTAATGCCCCTGGAACAACCGGGGGCAGAAAGGTTGTTTATTGATGGAATCATTAAAGCTCAAAACTAAGCGCGTTGAGGTCATGATTGATGATGATCCGGAGCGTGTTATCACCTTTAACCCGGAAGATGTGCACTTGCGCGGACGGATCTACGACTTAGGAAAAGTTGTGAAGCGTAAAGAAATCGAAATGAAACAGCGCATTGCTGAAATCGAGCGGTTTGAAGGCGAAGACGAATTAGGTTTGCCGTTGAAGGATGTTGCCGCCAAAGACCTGATGATCGAGCTCGCAGATTTCTTTACTACTGAGATCGACACGGCATTTGGTGAAGGGACCAGCAAGAAGCTATTCGTTGATGGTTTTGACTTCGATGCCATGGGAACGTTTTTAGAGTTTGCAACCAGCAAGTTTGAAGCAGTAGGTGCCAAAAAGATTGATGACCGGCTCAGTAAAAGTGTTGCTAAGAAAAAGGTAATGAAGTAGGTTCATGAACATTCTTGTTGACGAGCTGCCTGAAGCAATCGAAATCAACGGCATTGAATATGCGGTTAATTCCGACTTTCGTACCGGGCTTGGTTGCATTCTTGATATGGAAAGCAGCGAGCTCACCGACGAGGAAAAAGCCATTTTGTTACTGAGACGCATTTACGGAGAGACGATCCCAGACGATGTAGAAACGGCGATAAAACTCGCGGTGAAGTTTCTGGATGGCGGGAAAGAGCCGCCGGAAGAAGAAAATCCATTTGCGGATAATACAAGGTTGTATTCGTTTGAAAAGGACTCAGCGTTGATTTATGCCGCATTTCGTCAGACTCACGGGATTGATCTGCAAAAAGTCGACCTTCACTGGTGGCAGTTTTTGGCATTATTCCAGGATCTGGGCGCGGATACGGGCTTTTGTAACCTTGTAAACCTACGCCGACGCGTGAACAGTGGAGAGGCAACCAAAGAGGAACGGCAATACGCGCTCAAGCTGGGGGATGCCTTTATTGTCACGGACCCTGAAGACGCGCTCACTGAAGCAGACAGTGAGAACGTTGATTTATTCGACTTACTGAGTAGGGGGGGGCGCCTATGACCACTTATGCTGGTGAAGTAAGAATCAAGACAAGACTGGATGCAGCTGGTATCAATACGGGGTTGACTAAAGTCAGTGGTATGTTGGGCAAACTGGCTCTTGCAGTTGGTGTTGGTTTCAGCATTAATGCGATCGTCAATTTCTCGAAAGCTTCAGTTGAAGCAGCTTCGAAATCTGAATCCGCATGGACCGGGCTTGGTTTTGTTTTGAATGCGAACAATCGTTCTCTTACTGAGGCAAAAGGCTTCCTGGAAGATTACGTTTCTGATGGGTTGGTCCCACTGACAGACGCGATCAAGGCGTATCAGAATATGGTCATGCGCGGGTACGATACCGCTCAAATTGAAGACATGCTGAGGATTATGAAAGACTCAGCCGCGTTTGGCCGTCAAGGTCAATACTCAATGGGTGAAGCGATCGAAAAAGCCACTCAAGGTTTGCGGATGGAAAACAGCTTGTTGACCGATTCCGTGGGTATTCAGACGAATGTTGCCAGAATGTGGGACGAGTACGCGCGATCAATTGGAACGACAACTAACGCGTTGACCTTAGCTCAAAAGCGACAAGCAGAATACAATGGCTTTATGAAGGAAGGCGGTGTCTTTGCAGGTGCTGCGGCTAAGTATGCAAATACATACGCAGGTAGGATCTCACAACTTTCGACAGCATTTTACAACTTGCGGGTTGCCGTCGGCAATGCAGTAATCCCAATTCTCAATCAGATTATCCCGATCCTAACCAACGTGATCAACTGGTTTACGAGGTTGTTTAACATTGTTGGCCAGGTAATGAACCTGCTCTATGGAACTAATGTCAGCATGGCTGATACTGCGAGCGGTGCTCAAGATGCTGCGAATGCGACTGGTGAGATGGCTGACAATCTTGAGAACGCAAATAAAGCTGCAAAAGGTTCTCTTGCTGCATTCGATAAGTTAAATGTGCTCAATCCCCCTGCAGAAGGTGGTGGTGGTCCTGGTGAAGGTGGTGGTGGGGGCGGCAGCATTATCCCACCAATCGAGCCACCAAACACTGACACACCCTGGCTGGATAAAATTCGTGATCACCTGGTACTGATTCAAGGCTTAGTCGAAGCAATTGGCATTGGATTGCTCGCGTGGGGTATTAGCAAGATATTTGGTCTGGATCTGACTAAAACACTCGGTGTGATGATGATTGCTGCGGGTGTTGTTATGTTTGTGCGCGGCGCATTTGACGCACTGGAAAACGGTGTGGATTGGGACAATCTGATATTAATGATAGGTGGAGTAGCGCTTGTTGCTGGTGGGCTTGCAATCGTATTCGGGGCTACTGCTGCAGCAATAGGTTTGCTAATTGGTGGAATTGCAATGCTGGTTATTGGCATTTTGGATTGGATAAAACAAGGGGAACT